TCGCCGGCGAGATGCGTTTGCGGTCGGCCAGCAGAAACAGTTCCTCGACAGTGGGAAGCCGCCAATCGGTATGGCCACCCGCTGTGCACTGGGCGGCTGCATCGGTCGCCTGGCCATGCGTTTTGTCTTTGGCGATCGTCACCTTCGTCCACATCAGGCCCAACGTGGTGTCAGTGATGGCGCCATCGTTGTTGTCCACGAAGCGGCTGGATGTTGCTTTCGTTTCAAGTTGCGCGTTCATCGTGATCTCCGAGATGAAAGTCAAAAAGGCAGAGTTACTGACCGGCCGGCACCGAACGCACCGCACGCACGCAGGCGTTGTAGTTGCGGTGGTTGAGGCTGGCGTAGCCGGTGTTGAAGTGGACGAACCACGCGCAGGACGCAGCCCACGCACATGGCGTGTTGGTCCAGTACCAGGCGCTCTTGGTATCCTGGTACTTCGCCGTGTCGACTGCGGGGTCGTGGCGCGTTAGGTCGAGAATGGATTCCAGTTCCATCCGCGTCGGCAGCCGCCAACCGTCGCCCAGCGCAGCGCAGGCTTTCTCGGCAGCTTCATAATCGACGGATTCGCCGGCGCACAGCGTCTTGCTCCATTCGAGCCGTGCGGGCGCATCGGAAACAACTGCGAGCGTGCCAACGGCAGGGGCGACACTGAGGCCGCGATCGCCATCCTCCGAAATATCAATGGTCTTTTCAACGCCGTCGGCGATCTGGGAGATGCGGATGTTGAGCATGGGAATATCCTCGTGATGAAATGAGAGCGAAGCCGCACGCGTGCTGGGATCAGGGGGAATCCGTTGCGGTGCGTGCGGCCTCGCGTGAACCTTTACAAAGCGCGCCACGCGTACATGGCTACGAGGCCGAGGACGGCGCCGAGGTAGGGAAGACTCGAAACAGCGGCGCGAAGCGGATGGTGTTCGCGAAGCACCTGCTCCCGCGAGATGCCGCCGGGTGTGGCGCGCATCATGCTGTCGAGCAATGCATGAGCGAATTGATGCCCGCTCGAGGTGCGCCCAAGCCTGCGGACGTAGCATTTGTCGCGTTGCAGATTGTTCACGCGGCTTCCTCCGTTTGATCAGTGATCGTTTCGAACTGGCGTTCACCCAGGTCTGCGATATCGCGGATGCGCTCGGAGGCCAGCGTAAATTCCGCTGGCGTCGCGACGCCAGCCATGAAGTAGCCATGGGCGATCCCATGCGCATAGGTGACGGCTTCGCGCATTTCCTCGCGCGTTCGCTGCGCGGCCGCAAGGATGCGGACCTCGCAGTCGTCAAGAGCTTGCTGCAGGCTGAGCATCGGCTTGTTCATGCCGCCAGTCCCCCAGCGAGGCCCGAGAAAAGATCGGTTTCGCGTTCCGGCATCGGGCAATCCTTGACGGCCCGGATTTCCGGCACTCGGCCCAGCTTGATCGCTTCCTGCGTCACGCCGTCCAACAGAGGCCAGACAGCGCGCTGGTAATCGCGCGCGAGTTCGCCCCACGCGGCCGGCAATTGTTCGGCCGCCATCGCGCGCAGCCGATCCGCCATGCGCGGTGCGACGAGCTTCAGCCACGCCGTTCGATCCGCGTGGTAGAGCGCGAATTCCTGGCTCGGCGTGACGGCAGCCGCCGCGTTCACGGGTGAATCCCGAAAATCAGCAGCAGGATGAAAGTGCCCAGCAAGGTCATGCTGGCACCCTTGAGGAACGTGCACGCATCCGTCCAATTGCTGGGCTCGCCGCTGGTGCTGATCACGCTGCGCCAATCGGCATTGGAGCCGTCCAAGTGACGGAACAGGTGATGGCGACGCGACCAGTCGGGCGCGCACCGAACCGCATGGTGTTCGCGCGCGCTCATGCTGCCGCCGGAAGCGCAGAAGGCAAAGAGGACTGACCGGCCGGCACCGAACGCACCGCACGCACGCAGGCGTCGTGGCTGCGGTGGTTGTTGCCGGCGTAGCCGCCGTAGAAGGAGACGATCCACGCGCAGGACGCATCCCACGCGCATGGCGTGCTCGTCCAATACCAGTCGTTCGCCGTGCCCGGGAACGCATCCGTGTCGATCGCTGGGACGTAGCGGCTGCGGTCGACCAGCGACAGCAGTTCGTGATCGTTCGGGAGCCGCCAGTTGGTGTAACCGCCTACGTCCAGCTTCTTGACCGTGGCGCTGGCCTGCTCGCGGTTCTGGTTCCGGGCAACCGTCGCCTTAGTCCACATCAGGCCGGTCCAGCTATCGGTGACCGTGCCGTCGCCGTTATCCACGAAGCGCGCGTTCATGCCGTCACCTCGGCGATCAGCGCCTTGGCTTGGGCGATGGCTTCCATGTAGGCGTGGGCGGATTGTCCTGCGCGCACGAACGCCTTGAGCGCCTGCAGCAGCCGCGGCGACGCCGCCATCAGGCGAGCATCGCGCTCATTGGTGTAGACGACGGCGACCGGGCCGCGGCCGTTGCGGATTTCGATCAATGGACGAACGCGGCGCGGAGCTTCGCGAACGGTCCAGGTAGTACGTGGATGCTTGGTTGCCAAGGTGTTTGCTCCCGCGTCGGTGATCGATGACGCGAAGCATTGAAACACACTGTTTTTATGTTGTCAACAAAAAGTTTCTAGAGTAGGCAACACGGCGTTTCACGTGAAACAACGCACGCCGCAAAGGCCGCTGGAGATGACCGCTGGAATGGAATAAGCGGGAAGGGCGGCCCCGCTTGTGTGTACAGGCCACAGCGCGCGAAACCGCTATGGAACGCGATACGCGTCACGCGGTAACGTTCATTGACATTCCTGTCATCCGCGCCGTCTCAAGCGTCGGACACTGCGAGGGCTTGACTATGGGGGTCAAGCGCTACAGGGGAAATCAATGAAAGATCACGAAATGAGGTTGTTCGCGTACGCCTTGGCTATCCGCGCTCTCCGCGAGGATTGCGACGCCGTCGCGAAGATGCAGCCTTCTCCGCTGCGCCTTCTAGCGAGGCCAGAACCGCCTGTTTGCGATCAGGAACGCTGCGCTCTCTGCCGCGGCGCGCGGCGGCCAGGCGCTCGCGAAGTGCCTCGGCTTCGGCTTGTGTCCGTGCGCTGAAGGTGTCGATCAGCGCCAGCACACCAAGCATGAGCTGGTCGAAGTCCGATTGAAGGCGCTCGATCGTTTCCGTTTCAACGGCAGCACGCCCGGCATACAGGATCGGTCCATCCGGGAACGGCTCGCCAATACCAGCCGTTATCCAGTCGGTGCTCACGCCAGTAATGGCGCGCAGCTTGGATCCGGCCCGTCCAATGCTATCGCGGGTACGCCAGTTCGTAATGACCTGGGACGAGCGAACACCTAGCCACGCTGCAAACGCGGTCTGGGTAGGGCACTCGCATGTCTCCATCACGTAATCAAGGCGATCGGAAACAGTCGAGAGGTCATGGATGCTGGGCATGTGTACATGCTCGCAAACCATTGTTTCTGACGCATCAAAACCTTTTGTTGACAACATGGGAAACCTCATGTTTCAATAATAGGCATGTCGCACGTGAAGATTCGAACCAACGCGAAAGACGCCATGACTCGAGCGGTGGTTGCGGCCGGTTCGAAAACTGCCATCGCCGAGAAATGCGGCCAGCCGTACCAGGCAGTCGATCGCTGGTGCCGCACCGGGCAGGTTCCAGCGCGGCACTGCATCCCGATCGAGGAAATCTCGAACGGAGCCGCGACGCGTTACGAGCTGCGCCCGGACGTGTTCGGCGAAGCACCTGACGAGAAAGCTGCATAACGCAATCCCTGGCCGCATGGGGCAATTCCCATGCGGTTTTTTTACACCCACGCATGGGGAACCAATGGGAACGATTTCTCCCGCTACTTCCCAGTTGACGCTGAACCTCGAGCTCGGGCTCTCTCAGCGCCATACGTCGCTGCGCAGTTGCATGGCCGCCGGGGTTTACGGCACGGGCCTCGATCGGATTGCGGTCAAGCTCGATGAATCGCCATCCAAGTTGTCGGAGAAGCTCGCCGGTGGCTCGGGCGAGCGTAAACGCGATATCGGCCTCGACACCTTCGAGCGCTACCTCGAAAAGACCGGCGATTACACGCCCGTCTATTACCTGATCGACAAGTTCCTGCGCGACCCCAAGGCATCGCAGTCCGCGGCGCTGGCGCGCCTTGCGGAACTTGCCGACACGTTGCCCGCGCTTCTGAACGCTGCCGGTATCAAGAGGAGCGCATGACCGCGACCGCACTCGCCGGCTACTGGGTGTTCGTTGCCGGCGTCGGTACCGGCTGGCTTTTGTGCGCGCTGTTCACCGGGAGGGATCGCGATGCATGACGCTGCTGTGCAGCTCGACCTTGGCTTTGGCGCCGCGCGCGCGGAATCGACGCGCCGTCTGGCACGTCGCAAGGATCCGTTCACCTCGCATGTCGCCGCAGCGCGGACAGTGAAATTCCGCGCCAACCACGCGGGCCGCATCCTGGCCGCGCTGCAGGACCACGGCCCGATGACGGTGGATCAGATCGCGAAGGTGACCGAACTGACCGCGTGGCAGACGAATAAGCGTTTGCCGGAGCTCCAACGCGCCGGCGTAGCAGTTCCAACAGGCGAGACGCGGCTGTCCGCAAGCGGGCGCCCGGAACGTGTCTGGAGGTCCGCATGAACGTGTACCTGTCGCTGTCCGACGAAGAGCTCGATTGGCTGGAAGACCGCTGGGCCGACGAGATCGGCCATGGCGACGACCAGCGGTGCGACATGGCCATGAAGCGCATCGAGCAGTTGCGCCAGGTGCGTACGCGCCCGCTGGATTACGTGCTGGAGGCTGCAGCTTGATTGCAGTCGATCTCTTCGCTGGTGCTGGCGGCTTCACTGAAGGCGCGGAACAAGCCGGTTGCGAAGTGGTGTGGGCCGGCAATCACTGGCGCGCGGCGGTGGACACGCACGCGACAAACCATCCACGGACGCAACACGCCTGCCAGGACCTGCACCAGCAGGACTGGACGCAGGTGCCCGCGCATGACCTGTTGCTGGCGTCGCCTGCCTGCCAAGGGCATACGCCGGCACGCGGAAAGGAACGGCCGCATCATGACGCCTGCCGCAGTACGGCATGGGCGGTGGTGTCGGCTATCGAGTGTCATCGACCACCGCTGGCACTGGTCGAAAATGTGCCGGCATTCGCCCGTTGGACGCTGTTTCCGGCATGGTGCGCGGCGCTGACCGCGCTCGGATACGCGATCGCCCCGCATGTGATCGATTGCGCCGACCTGGGCGTGCCGCAAAACCGCGAGCGCGTATTCATCGCGCTGACGCGGAGCAAGCATCCCATCGAATTGCGCCTGCCGCAGCGCGAACACGTTGCCGCGACCAACATCATCGACTTCAATGCCGGCCGATGGTCACCCGTCCATCGCAAGGGACGCGCCGCCAACACGCTGGCGCGCATCGCGCGCGGTCGACAACAGCATGGCGATCGCTTCCTGACCTCGTATTACGGCGCCACGCGCGGCGGCCGTAGCCTCGCGCAGCCCATCGGGACTATTACCACCCACGACCGCTGGGCCGTGATCGACGGCGATCGCATGCGAATGCTGACCGTTCCCGAAGCCAAGCGCGCCATGACCTTCCGCGGCGCACTGCCAGAAAACGCAAGGTTGGCGATGCACTTGCTGGGGAATGCCGTTCCGTCCTTGGCCGCCTACGAAGTGATCTATGCATTGAGGGCCGCGGCGTGACCGACGCGTACCGCGAGTTTTTGGAGCACAAGGTCAAGATGGCACTGTCGGCCGGCTTCGAGGTTGCCGACAGCGACGTCCATCCGATCCTGAAGCCGCACCAGCGCGACGCCGTGCGGTGGGCCTGCGCCGGCGGACGCCGCGCATTATTCGAGGCGTTCGGGCTCGGCAAGTCCGTCCAGCAACTTGAAATCCTGCGCCTTGCTCGTGCGCACGCTGGCGGCGCGGCGCTGATCGTCTGCCCGCTGGGTGTGCGCCAGGAATTCCGTCACGACGCGGGCATGCTCGGGATCGCGACGCGGTTCATCCGCACTGATGCCGAAGTCGATCCGGAGTTCGACGGCATCCACCTGACCAATTACGAGAGCGTCCGCGACGGCAAGCTCGATCCGAACGCGTTCACTGCGGCCAGCCTGGACGAAGCGAGCGTGCTCCGCAGCTTCGGTAGCAAGACCTACCAGACGTTCCTGACCTTGTTCGACAAGGTGCAGTACCGATTCGTCGCGACCGCAACACCGAGCCCGAACCGCTACAAGGAGCTGATCCACTACGCCGGCTTCCTCGGCATCATGGACACCGGGCAGGCCTTGACGCGCTGGTTCAAGCGCGACAGCACCAAGGCCAACAACCTGACGTTGTATCCACACAAGGAACGCGAGTTCTGGCTGTGGGTCGCGAGCTGGGCGCTGTTCCTGCAAAAGCCGAGCGACCTTGGCTACAGCGACGAGGGCTATGACCTGCCGCCGATGACGGTGCACTACGTCGAGGTGCCGGTCGATCACGCCAGCGCCAAGCCTGACCGCGATGGGCAATGCAACTTGTTCCGCGATGCCGCGCTCGGCGTCACCAATGCCGCGCGGGAAAAGCGCGACACGTTGCCGGCGCGCGTCGCCGCGGTGCACCGGATCGTCGGCGAACATCCGGAGTCGCACTGGCTGGTGTGGCATGACCTCGAAGCCGAGCGCCACGCCATTCAAGCCGCGATTCCTGACGCGGTGAGCGTGTACGGCGATCAGGACCTGGACGAACGCGAGCAGGCGGTGATCGATTTCAGCGAGGGCCGCAGCCGGATCCTTTCGGCCAAGCCGGTACTCGCCGGCAGCGGCTGCAACTTCCAGCGGCATTGCCACCGCGCGATCTATGCCGGAATTGGCTTCAAGTTCAACGATTTCATTCAGAGCCTGCACCGCGTCCAGCGGTTCCTGCAGACCAGGCCCGTCGAGGTCTGGATCGTCTACGCCGAGAGCGAGCGCGAAATCCTGGCCACGCTGAAGGCGAAGTGGGCGCGGCACAACGTGATGGTGGAGAAGATGAGCGAGATCATCCGCGAGTATGGCTTGAGCGAAGCTGCGATGGCCAACGTGTTGCAGCGCTCGATCGGCGTGGAACGCATCGAAGCGAGCGGCGAAGGATGGCTGGTGGCGAACAACGACTGCGTAGCCGAAACGCGCAGCATGGACGCCGACAGCGTTGACCTGGTGGTGACGAGCATCCCGTTCGCCAATCACTACGAGTACAGCCCGAGCTACAACGACTTCGGCCACACCGACGACAACGCGCATTTCTGGCGCCAGATGGACTATCTGACGCCGGAACTGCTGCGCGTCATGAAGCCCGGCCGCATCGCCTGCATCCACACCAAGGACCGCATCAACTTTGGCAACGTGACCGGTGCGGGTGTGCCGACCGTGAGCCCGTTCCACGCCGAGGCGATCTTCCACTATCGCCAGCACGGCTTCGACTACATGGGCCTGATCACCACCGTCACCGACGTGGTGCGGGAGAACAACCAGACCTACCGGCTCGGCTGGTCGGAGATGGCCAAGGACGGCACGAAGATGGGCGTCGGCTCGCCCGAGTACATCGTCCTGCTGCACAAGCCGCAGACGGACCGCAGCCGCGGTTACGCCGACGAGCCGGTCAAGCACGACAAGACTGCGTACACCCGTGCACGCTGGCAGGTCGATGCGCATGCGTTCTGGCGATCGAGTGGCAACCGTCAGTTGACGCCGGATGAGCTGGCCGAACTCGGCCCCGACAAGCTCGCGAAGCTGTTCACCGAACACAGTCTGCAGGGCATCTACGATTACGAGGCGCATATCCGCATCGGCGAGGCACTGGAGACGCGCGGCGCGCTGCCGTCGACCTTTATGTCGCTCGCGCCAGGGAGCCATCACCCGGATGTGTGGCACGACGTCAACCGCATGCTCACGCTCAACGGCGATCAAACCAAGAAGGGGCTCGAAAACCACATCTGTCCGCTGCAGTTCGACATCGTGGACCGCCTGATCGAGCGATACACGAATCCCGGCGAGCTGGTGTTCGATCCCTTCGGTGGTTTGTTCACGGTGCCGTATCGCGCGCTGAAGCTCGGGCGCTGCGGTCGCGCCGTGGAACTCAATCACACCTACTTCGTGGATGGCGTTCCCTACCTGCAGGCAATGGAGCGGCAGGTTTCGATGCCGGATCTGTTCGATGCGCTGCCGGAGATGCAAGCCGCATGAGCGTTTTCCGCAAGCACTTCGATCGGTTCGCGCAGAGGTTGATCGATCGCCATCTCTGCCAGCGGCCCGATTTCATCATCGGCGGTCACGACAACCCTTACCTGCTCCGCTGGTATCTGATGCCGTGGCGACACTGGCACCGGCAGGGCAGGGAGAACCCGACCGCATGGAACCGCGTGAGGGGCTGGCTGGGTTTCGTGTTGCCGAGTGTGTATCTGCATTGCATTCTCCGCAGCGACGACGACCGCGCGCTGCACGACCACCCGTGGCTCTGGTGCTCGATCCTGCTGCGCGGCCGCTACGTGGAACATACGATCAATGCCGGTGGTATCCATGTGCGCCAAGAACGTCGCGCAGGCGACGTAAAGATATCGAGGCCGCGTCGCGCGCATCGCGTGGAACTGGTGGGCGGTTGTTGCTGGACGTTGTTCATCATTGGTCCGCGCGTGCGGAACTGGGGCTTCCACTGCGCCGAGCGCGGATGGGTGCCGTGGCAGACCTTCACGGCGGCTGATGATCCCGGCTCCATCGGCCGCGGCTGCGGGGAGCCCAGAGCATGAGCACGACGATCATGGCCGCATGCTGGCCGTTGAAGATGTCTTCGACGCAGAAGTCCGTGCTGATTTCACTGGCTGACAACGCGAACGACCAGGGCGAGTGCTGGCCGTCCATCGATACGATCGCGGAGCGCACATGCCTGCATCGATCAAACGTGATTGTTGCGATCAAGGCGCTCGAGGGCATGGGGCATCTGGTCGCGGACCGTTCGAACGGTCGGCACACCCGTTACACGATCACTCCGAACCTAGATTTGTTCGGTTCAACCCCGTCGCGGAGCGCGACC